TCGATATGTATTTTTAGTTGAGCAATCAAAGCGGCTCTCATGTTCAATCTAAAATCTTTGTCAAAAAACATTCGCACTCCAAAAAAGAAAACCCCGAGCAAGCAGACCTGGAAGTGAGACGGCTCGGGGTTTTTGAACTCGCCGGATGAGGGGCGAGAAAATGTGTTTGATTTTCCAGGTCAACGAAAAGCTTTATATGCTCGATCGCCAGTTATGTAAAGCATGATGTAAAATATTTATGGGGCATCTGAAATGCCGTAGGGAGCAGCACTATCAAGCAACTCAAAATACCTATCAAGATCAAAACTCTCTTGCCTGGCCATCTCCATACTCTCGCGTATAGCAAGTCTCTTTTCGAGTGGTATCTTTTGCCAGGCCTCAATCACTCTACAATTGCAGCAAGTGTAATTGGCCTCGTCTACGCAGTTACAGTTTGTCTCTATGCTTAAATGCTTCACTTAGCGCCCCTATACTTGATTGCTCAATCTTGCCAAAGGCAGACATTGATTTCCAATAAAACATTTCAAAGTAAGTATTCTCAACTATGTGTCCACGATTTTTATCTATGCGCAAAAAGTTTCGTCTGTGACCACCTGAAACAAAAGATTGCATACAATAAAAAAACTGTGATAGCTGGACAATGCCAGCGCCCCCACGAACATCCTCTGGGACAATCAGATGATTATGAAATCTACCAACTTCTTTCTTGGTATGCATTATTAAAACCACAGGAAGATTAAACTCTTTCGCTGTTTTAATTATGCCCTTAACTACTCTACCCTGATGATCTGGCTTGCGATCTTGATAGCCGTGAGAGGTTGTAAGATTGTCCACAAACAAAATATCAAGACCCGAAAACTGAATGAACTCGCGCATTTTTAAACTTGAATCCCACTCGTTCTTAAAGTCATAGTCAAGCTCACTCATAACATCAATATTTGAAAACAGCTCTGCCATCTTTGGTATGCGAGCGAGCTCAGTTTCAAGCTCCCCAATCGTTTCCTCGGTTAATATTATCCCAATCTTTTTCTTTGAATTCATGTATAAAATATCTGACAAAAGCGATCTAATTAGCGTTGACTTGCCACCACCAGAGACTCCTAAAAACGTATGAATTGAACCAGGTCTATAACCGTCATGTTCTGCTAAAAATGGAAATCCTGTTTTGAAATAAACAAAAGCCGCCTCATCACGAAGTGCCTTACTCTTGTTCTGATCCAATAAAATCTTTCGCATAACTCTTCTCCATGGCCGCTTGCTTGGCCTCAAAAGCGGTGTTCATATCAAGCTTGGCCTTTGCTACCTGCAAGTACTTGTGAGCATGCTTTAAAAACATTCCAAAGGTTTGATTGTTATTCGTCCACACATCAGAATTTTTCATCGAGTTCCAATCTAAGTTACATTCTCGAAGTGCCATCTTGATTAAGTTTGGGCAAGGTGCAGGATCAAGGCTTTCAAAAATAAGCCAATACGCAGTATTTTGCACGCCGTCGAATGTGACGCTATTAAATTCCAGGTCGAATAGTTGCTTAACTATATTGCGAGGCAGCACGGGGCGAGATTTTTTCTTTTTTCTTTTTCTGTATATATCTCTATCTTTATCTAGTTCTTTATCTTCTTCTTTATCTTCTTCTTTATCTAGGGTCGCCATTTGCGACTCGCCTACGACCCGCTTGCGATTGTATTTTGAGTGCTTATTCTGTAATTCCAATATTATAGGACACTCTATTTCGTAAACTTTTTGGTGCAAATTATAGGTAAGCAGGGAAAAGTCTGACAACTTTCCCATGAAAGTCTCCAGCTTTTTGCTGAACTTTATCTGAACTTTTGCTGAAATCTTCCTAGAATGAACCCTGAACTTCGTTGATTTTCCATCAAACTCGCCCGCCAAAAGCTCAAGTAAAAGCCAATAACGCCCATAGCCTTCAACCCCGAGCTCATCAATAAGCTTGTTCAATTTTACTGAGTCACTCGCGTCTGAATAATGCTTAAACCATCTCATAACCACTCGCAATAAAGACCCCGCCACACCCAAGCTGTCCGACAAGATGGCTAAGGTGTAGGCGAGGCTTTAGAATATAACCGTGCTGTCTCGGTCATATACTTGAAACTGTTTTGCTTGTCTGTCGGACACTGTTAACATTAACCAAAAACCATAAAACGTAAAGGTCAATTATTAAAATTACTATAGAATTTCCACTCAAGCCTTTAGGAGTCAACAACTTGTATATCACAACTAGATATGGCAAGAGAGTGAAGTCTCCTAAATATAGAGAGTTTGCAGCAAGCGTAAATTCGATTCTATCTAAAGAGCAATCTCATATAAAAGAGTTTACAAAACTCGCAGTAAATAAAACGCTAGGAATGTCTTTGCACTATGAAGGGCCAGACGTTTTCACGAAGCAAGGTTTGCCATCACAGAAGGGTGGAGATGTTGGTGGTTATGAGAAAGCAATCACAGACTTGATTTTTGCAGCAATGCCAGGTCTTGATGATAAGCAGATATTTACTCTTAATATTCGCAAGTCATTTCTCAAAAAGAAAATAACTACAATTGAAATATGGGCACTAGACTAATGGCCGCTTGGGAAAATTACATGGCCATGAAAAACTTTAAGTCTGACGAGGCTTGCGTGATCTGTTTCAGTGAGGGAGTTGATGTTTGTTATCATCACTTAATGACTAAGAAAGCTCACCCAGAGCATAGAGAGAATCCAGACAATCTCGCGCCCGTCTGTCAGGCATGTCACAATTTATTTCACTCAAAGGGTACTAATTACATGGCAACTAATTACCCGTTGTTTCGGCAATGGATGCTTGATAGAGCGTGGTCATACGATGCCTTTCAAGGAAAATGGCGTTACCATAAAAAATAGTTTACACGGCGCTTGAAGTAGCGTAGTAAATGCGCAACATTAACTGTGAGTTAGCGTTTACTTTAAATGTTGAAAAGCTACCCCGTCAGAAATGGCGGGGTTTAAACCTGGAAGTTTTACATGAAATTATCTAAAGAGAGAGATTACTATAATGCGGTACCATTTCTAATCATGGTAACACTGTCACTATTACTTGAAGCCGCAATTCTATGCGCGATACTGAGGTTATAATGAGAACAATTTTAGCTCTATTAATATTTACTGGCGCGATCACAAGAGCGGTTTTCGCCGAGATAGCACTATTTAAAAACTACCCACTGACGGCGCACGCAAACTCATCACAAGCGATTGTCTTAATTTTAATTGGAAGCATTCTATTGTGTATTCAAGAAAACAAAAAAGCTTAATTGGCAACGTCTACGGCACCATGACAGTCGTGGGATTCAGAGATGGGCTTGATAAAAAAAGATACTGGGATTGTCTTTGCGCAAACTGCAATCTAACTACGGGCATACCAGAGATCACACTGAAAAGAATCGAGCTTCTAAGTTGGGCGAACACTGGATGTCCTATGTGTACTGGATCAAGTACCGGCCCAAGTAATTATGTATTTATAAAACCAGACGTGAAAAAACAGCAACAAAAATGGAGTGTGTTGAATGAAATTGTGGGAATGGATTAAGAGTTTATTTAAGACAGTAAATCGCGATCACGAGAGCAAGCCCAGGTCGCCTACTCACCCATCTAATCAAATGGATGAACCCGGAGAGACTCAAGACAATGCTGATCACACAAAGATCGATCGAAAGTTTTTTGAGCAATACGCGCTTGAGTTAACGGGTGCCTTTGAGGGCTCTGGTTATGGTCAAGTAACTGGCGACTTCGACGGGCAAGGATTATCACTTGGAATTTTACAATGGTGTATAGGCCAGGGATCACTTCAGAGTTCAATTTTAAGGCCCTACTTTAAGGATCACTCGCCTAGTAATCATGTCGAGCAAAAACTAGAAGAGATTTCAACTGTTGGGATATCTCAAGGCTTAAGAATTTCAAGAGCATATTTTGGAAGAAAGACACCCAGTTATAAATCACTACTAGCTGAGTTCATGATTAAGGCAAAGCCGTATCAAATCGCTGCTGCAAGATCAAACTTTGATCGAGCCTGGGCGTATGCCGAGCAAAATAATATGCTCACACTAAAATCATATTGTTGGTTTTTTGACATTACCGTCCAAAACGGATCACTCAAGGGGATACCGCGACCAAGTGCTAACGAGTCAGATCGCATTAGTTTTGTTACTCGCGAAGGCGGCGTCAATAAAACAAGGTGGCTGAATGTAAAGTTTTTGGGAGACGAGAGCGCGATTCTTTGTGAGTGGACAAATTTACGCGCCAATAAAAATAAGTGGCGACCCGACGTGATATCTAGAAAGTGTACCATTGCACATGGCTTCGGATTAGTTCACGGAAGGCTTTTTGATTTTAGAAATGATTTCAATGCTTACATATTGAACAAATAACGCCAAGGCGTAAGGAGAATATATGCTACGAGATATTTTAAAAGAGTTAATTAAAGAAGAACTAAGCGACAAGGGTGATTTGGCACATGGCGATAAAGGCATGGTGATGTGCCCACCAAGTCTCGCCAACGAATTTATTGGCAAGGTGTGCATGTTTCGCACTTATTCTGCTGGGGTGCATTTTGGCATATTGGAAGCCAAGAATGGGCAAGAGTGCCTAGTCTCCAAATCTCGAAGGATTTGGTATTGGGCCAAAGCTTGTTCACTTTCGCAGCTTGCAATGGAAGCTGACGGAGATATTGCTCAGTGTAAGATCGCAATGGAGTTACCTCAGATTATTCTAGATCAAGTGATTGAGGTTATTCCAATGAGCGTCAATGCAACGCAAATTCTCTATGGTGCGCCAGTATGGAAAAAATAATAGGTAGCTGGAGGGGCTCTGGCGATGGCGATGGCTATGGCTCTGGTTATGGCTATGGCTCTGGCGATGGTGATGGCTATGGCTATGGCTCTGGCTATGGCTCTGACTCTGGCGATGGCTCTGGCTCTGGCTCTGGCTCTGGCGATGGCTCTGGCTCTGGCTCTGGCTCTGGCGATGGCTCTGGCTCTGGTTATGGCTATGGCTCTGGCTCTAACTCTGGCTCTGGCTCTGGCTCTGGCTCTGGCTCTGGCGATGGCTCTGGTGATGGCTATGGCTATGGCTCTGGCTATGGCTATGGCGAATAATTATAGCGCCCAGTGCGCTCTATTGGAGATTTTATAATTACAGGAATCAAGGGTGAGCGCTATCCGTGCAAGCCAGAAATCTTTAAAAAAACATACGAGCCCGTTGAGTAATCCGGGTTTAGCTAGGGGTGAGAGATGGAAGAAATATTGAAAAAACTGGTGGATGAAGTTTGTAGGCTAAATAGAAAGAATGGCGAACTAACGGCTGCAATTAATATCTTAATAGCTAAGCCTGAGCTTATAAACGACAAATGCATAATTGAAGAACTGGGTGCGGCAGCTAATGACTGAGCTAAAATCAATGAGCGAGGCAAAGCGCCTGACTACAATACTGGCAGAAGAGAATAAGAAGCTTAAGGACAGGTGTGAGATTTTAGAGAATTTGGCGAAGGTTGCTTTCAGGGAGATTGAGTTTAAATCTAACGGCTATCCCGACAGAGACAAGATGAGGCTGGCATCCAGTTTCTTTTGGAATAGACTCAAAGAAATAACAGGAGAGGGAGATGAGTGAACTAAGATCAATGAACTTTTTAGATAAGCACGGAAACGTAAAGCCAAACTCGTGGGATGACCGAAAAGAGTGCAATTTTAAGCCCCAACCAACAAAGGAGTGAGTGTGAAGAAGATTCTTAAGAAGATTAGGCACTAAAAGATTTACACAGTGAAAAAAAGGGTTGACTTTGTCTTGCATTGTGTATACAATATGCATATACAAAATCACAAAGGAATACTTAAATGAAAACAAGCATCAACTTAAACACTATTCGTGACCTTGATGACGGCACCATGAATGATGACCTTTTAGCCTTTCTTGAGGTTAATAATTTAACATTTATTCAAGCGCACGAACCGAGTGAGTTAGAAGAATATAACTATTTCTATGATGAAAATTCAGATGAAATAATATTAAGATTAAGAAATGATTATATCATCGTTAAGGAGTCAGCAGTGCAAGCTTTTCACAATCTTAAGGATGATTAATGAGTTACATACCAAAAAACAAGAGCGCATCTATTCGCATTAATTCTGAAGTTTTGACCGAGATTAAAAAACTCGGTCTGTCCCCACAGAAAATTATCGATGAGTGGGTTATGAAAAATATTCTTAAGAAGAAAGCCTGTGAAGTCAAGAGATGAAAATAGAGATTGAAAAACACACCGGCGGCTTTGTGCTTAGATACACTGTCGCAGGCAAGGAAATGGTCGCCGTTTCAAGTGGAGGCAACCGAGGTTTATTTAAGCGACTAAGAGAGATACTTAAAGAGATTAGTGCAAAGACTCCAGAGCAAAAAGTTAGCACCAAAACAAGTCTTAAGTAGCACCCGACCTTTAAGCTCGTTTGATATTTGGTCAACCTTCCCACACAATTAAAGAAAAACCATGGAAGGTTACTTATAAAGATCACGAGAACGCTATTTCTCACTGACCAGCATAGACCCTTTCATGACCCGAGAGCTGAATCTCTTGCTCTTGATGTTGCACAAGACGTAGGTGTTGACCGCATCTTTATTAACGGCGACCTAATCGATAACACAAATTGCTCCATGCACGGCCCTAAGCATCCCGAGATTGTGACCACACTTGAGCAAGAGTTTGAGAGTGGGATAGACTTTTTGACTGATCTAAGAAAGAGGTTTCCCACTCAGGAGATCATCTTTAACGCGGGCAATCACGAGTATAGACTTGATAGATTTATTATTCAACATGCCAAGCCATTCTGGAATATGTTAACGGTTCAAAAGCAGCTTCAACTCGAACATTTTAACGTTCAATACTATCCATACAACAGCGAGGTTCAACTAGAAGGCTCAAATGTATGGTGTCAACACTCTCCCCCCTCATACGCCGAGGCAGGGCCAATGACGAGCCTTAAAAAGAAGCTTGATAGAACGTATCTTTGGGGATGCACACACAGGCTAGGGGCTTCGTACTTGACCACCGCTGGCGGCAATCTAGTGGCCGGTTACTTTACAGGATGGCTTGGCTCCACGACCTTAACTGAGCAGCATAAACATGTTTTTAGCTACACGAAAGGGCATGAGAATTGGCAGCAGGGCTTTGCGATCATAACCATTATAGATGGCGTAGAGGCGCACATTCAGCAGATACCAATTATTAATTACAGGTGCGTAGTGGATGGCTCGCTATATGAGTCCTAGAATTTTGGAGTTTCCAAAGCAGGACTATGAGATAAATTGCCTGGGCACAGTCGTGGACGCCCTCTACACGGATCGCCAAGGAATATTCCTAGCTCTTATAATCGACGCAATGTTAGACTTGATTGACGAGATGCCACCAACTGAGCATGGGGATCTTATAATCAATCACCTGATCGAGATCGGTGCACTACTAAGAGAGCTTTACGAGTATGAATACTAAAAACTTAATTAAGATATACCACAGAGCAATTGAACTAGAGCATCAAATAAAACAATTTGAAAGCGATTGGAACACTAAGCAAAGTTCAACAACTCGCTTAAGGCTAAAGATGATGAAAGACACTCATAATCTTAATTGTCAAATTCTTTTGAAGTTTGAAGCTGCAAATCGATTGGGTCAAGACGGTATCTTGCTCACACAATAAGTAAATCAAAAAAGTATTAGATTGAATTAAATATAACTCGAATGGATGTAATCATCCAAAAGAGTCCCGGCGAAAGCCGGTAACCCTGCGACAAGCTCGGCCCTAGTTTAATTATACATACACGCTTTGTCACATAGGTAATAACTATGGAAAACTCAATCGTCATAGTTTTTATCTATATTTGACAATCATTCAAGTGAGAAGATAGCCTTTATCTATCGCTAGTAGCGTTAAATCCAAGCCGGTGGCAGGGAATAGAATGGAATCTTTTGAAATCGGCACACTGACGGCCGTAATTAACAAGCTGCAAACTACAGCAGACGGCGGCGCACGCCTCACTGTCGACCTTTCTGGCGATGAGTGTCAAGTAATTGAGAAATTAATCAAGCATAAATTATCAACCGATGGCCTAGTCACAATTGGCATCGTTGGGGTTGTACAATGAGCGGTGGAAGACCAACGAAGTTTTACGACATAGACAAAGAGTATTGGGCATTCATGTGCGAGAAAGGCTTAACCAATCGCGAAATGGCAATTCGCCTCGGTATTCATGAGTCCACAATCTACAACTGGAAGAAAGAGCACGCAGAGTTTTTCGACACCTTAAAGCATTGGAGAGACTACGCGGACTCACAAGTAGAGGCTTCTCTTTACCAAAGAGCAAAGGGCTACAAGGTGAAAGAGGTTAAGTTGTTTCAAGATAAGAGGGGTAATATTATCGAACATGAAACAGTTAAAGCATACCCGCCTGATCCAACATCTATGATCTTTTGGCTAAAAAATAGGCAACCAACTAACTGGAAAGACAAAAACGAAGTCGAGCAAACCAACAAGAACATTGAGATAAAGATAGACCAAGATGAGAGTGAATTATGACCAGCCTTTATTTGGGTGACTGCATGGAGAGACTAAAAGAGCTTTCCGCCAACTCCATCGACTCGGTTGTAACTGACCCGCCCTATGGCATCTCATTCATGTCTAAGAAATGGGATTACAATGTCCCGAGCGCCGAAGTATTCGCTGAAATTATGCGAGTTCTAAAGCCAGGTGGACACATGCTTTGTGCTTGCGGTACTCGAACCCAGCATCGAATGGCAGTTAATATCGAAGATGCTGGCTTTGAGATAAGAGATGTTATCACATGGCTTTACGGGTCGGGCTTTCCCAAGTCGCTGGATATTTCAAAGGCGATAGATAAGGCGGCGGGTGTCATTAGAGAGCGAGTTCCTATTGTTGATATATCGACTGGAAAAAACAAGTCGGCAGATATTAATGGTGGGGTATTTAATTCAAGTAAAGAGTTCACGACCTATTCTAGTGAGGCAATCACAGAAGAAGCCAAGCAATGGCAAGGTTTTGGCACAGCTCTGAAGCCAGCAACAGAGCACATGACTCTTGCTAGGAAAAATGGTATAAACTTAAAAGTTTTTAATGAGATAAGCGAGATTTTATGCCACTATCTGTCACATGCCTTAACTGCGACAACCAATTCCAAGTCCAGCCAAAGAGAGTCAAAAGAGGCGTTAAGTACTGCTCAATGGATTGCAGAAGAGAGCATCAGTACATTGGACGCTTTAAGCGGTCAGATGGATATGTTGCAGTTAAAGTTGACGGAGGCTACATGCTCGAACATCGTTGCGTTGTGGAGAAATATCTTAACAGAAGTCTCGCAACACATGAACATGTTCACCACGTCAATGGCGACAAGTCTGACAATAGACTTGAAAATCTTAAAGTCTTATCTATTTCAGATCATGCAAAGGAACACGCTTCACCAAGAGACGACAGTAAATGGGCAAGGGTTCAATGCTTATACTGTGGAAAGTTTTTTGAAAAACGTAAAAATCAAATTAAGCTTCATCCTAAACACAGATGCTCAATGCGATGTCCTGCACGACATGGACTCACTTGGAGACAGGCTAAGTCCAAATTCTAAATTCTTCACCCTCGCAAGAAAACCACTCTCAGAAAAGACGGTCGCCAAGAACGTACTCAAGTATGGCACGGGCGTGATTAATATTGATGGGTGCAGGGTTGAGAGTATCCCGCCAAGTAAACCCCAATCAGATTTTAAATCGTGTAGTGGCGTTACAATGAGTGGTCTTGATGCAAGTAAAAGAAACGGTCAGATGTCTCAAGCATCTGGTCGCTTCCCCGCAAACCTAATCCTCGATGAAGAAGCCGCTATGGCGCTGGATGAGCAGAGTGGCGTATTGAAGTCGGGCGCGATTAAAGAGGGGCAAAAATTAAGAGAAAGCTCTAATGTATGCATGAGTGGGAAAAATTATGAGCGAGTTCTTGCTGCAAGAGAGCCATCTCAAGGCGGCGCATCTCGTTTTTTTTATGTCGCCAAAGCATCTAAATCTGAGCGCAATGCGGGACTTGAGCACTTGGCAAAAGTTAAGCTCGGCGTGGGTGACGAAAGACCATCTAGCCAGTCAATGCAAAGACTTGATGGGCGCGAAGCTCGCGAGATGCAAAACCACCACCCAACGGTAAAACCCATTAAGCTCATGACCTATCTTTGCCGCTTAATCACCCCCCCTGGTGGCACAGTTCTTGACCCATTCATGGGGTCGGGAAGCACTGGGGTCGCTGCACTTAAAGAAGGCTTTAAATTTATCGGCATTGAGCGACAGGAAGAGTATTTTAATATTGCTAAAGCGAGAATAGAAGCAGTTGGCTTTTAAGAAAACGCTCTCTCAATCCCTTGCGATCAAGCAGATTGTCGCATCTAAAGCGCTAGATATTCTACTTGAAGGTGGTTCGCGCAGCGGCAAATCCTTTTTAATCATGCGGATGATTATCATTAGGGCATCCAAGTTCAAGTCGGATCATATCGTCTGCCGTGAGACTTTTAACGCGGTCAAGAGATCAATTTGGCAAAAGACGCTGCCTGACGTGCTCCGAATCTGCTTTCCCGATCTGCCTGTTATTAAAAACAAGACTGACTATTTTATTGATCTACCGAATGGATCTCGCGTATTCATTGCAGGCCTAGATGACAACAACAAATTAGAGCGCTTGCTTGGTACGGAATACAGCACCCTTTGGATCAACGAGGCCAATCAGGTTGCCTTCCCAGCTATCACCAAGTTAAAGACGCGCCTTGCTGAAAAGAACATTCTTAGGAAGCTGACCTTCTATGACCAGAATCCAACCAAAACCACGAGCGCGATCTACCAGGCCTTCCACGAGAAGGTGAATCCTGTAGATGGGGAGATGCTTAGCAACCCTGAGAACTATCTTGCGATCAAGATGAATCCACATGGCAATATCGAAAACCTGGATTCGGAATACATTAAAATGCTTGAGTCACTACCAGAAAAGGAGCGCAAGAGGTTCCTATATGGCGAATACGACGATTCGAATAGTGGCGCTGCTGTCTACGCCTTTGACAAAGATTCGCACATTAGCGAGGACGCCAAGCGCTTAGGCGGCACCGACTTGGTGGGCTCCGACTTTAACATTGAATACAACTCGGATATCCTAGCATCGCAGCACGGCAATGGTATCTACGTTTGGGATGAGATTCAGATCGCTGGCGACACCTACAAGAAGTGCGATGAACTCAAGCGCAAGGGTGTTACTGGCGCGACAATTATCCCTGACTCCACAGGAAAGAATCGCCGCACGTCTGGCAAGTCTGACTTCATAATCCTGACTGATGCAGGATTTAGAATTGAGAAAACCCAAAATCCCGCAGTTGTTGACAAGATTAATAATCTAAATCGATGCTTCACACTTGGCCTAATTAAGATTCACCCACGCTGCAAGAAATTAATTCGCGACCTCATCCAGCTCAAGTGGAATAAACACGGCGAGCTCGATCAAAAAACAGACCCGTCATTATCTCACCTGGTTGATTGTCTAGCCTATCTGTGCTGGAAGCTATACCCTTTAAGGCAAGATATAAGTGATTATCACATACATTCCACGAGGCGATAAATGGATTTAAGCACACAAGAGGGACGCAGGAAATGCGTTGACTACATAGAGAGCAATCAAAATAAAGGGAGAAAAGCTGAGGTATACAAGCAGAGTGAAGTCTATAATGACCGAATAAAACAGTTTGTTATCAGCAACCTTAGAGAGCAATTCAGTGAGGGCACAGTCAAAGAGATGCCTATCATATCTCACGTTAACGTATGTAAACGCATCGTAAATCAGCAGGCGTCAATCTATAGTGAAGAACCCGAGAGGGATTGGACAGACATAAGCGAAGATCAGAAAGAGATTGCGTGGAAAATATATCACGAGATGAGAGCAAACAAAAAGCTATCAGTCGCCAACCGATATTATAAAAATCACAAGCAGTGCCTACTTTGGATGATACCCGACGACGGCAAGCTCACACTCAGGGTACTAAAACCCTATCAGTGGGATGCCATCCCAAATGAAATAAATCCAGAGAGAGCAGATGCCTACATCATAAGCGCATACGATAATCATGATGAGCTATTACAGGCAGCACAAGAGCCCATAACTGGGACAGGATTTAAGTCAAACGCTGACACCAGCACAGAAAACTATAAGCAATCACTTGCCTTTAAAAAAGATCAAGAGCTCTCTCGCAAGACCTATCTTGTTTGGACTCCAGAGATAAACTTTGTAATGAATGGCCTAGGAGAAATCAAGGGTGAGACCCTCGAAAACCCATTAAGAGCATTCGGTGAGATGCCGTTCATTGAAATATCAGACGAGAAGGAATTTGAATACTGGGTTAGGCAAGCAAACGCAGCATCCGAGTTTACGATATCAATCAATTCTCGCATGAGTGAGGTCGCCCAGGTTGTAAAAATGCAAGGCTTCTCACAGGCAATTATCAAAGGGCCGCGAGAGATGCTCATGGAAAACTATCAGATTGGGCCTAACTTTATTTTAAGACTGCCGGTTGAGAAAGAGCAAGGTGTTGAGACTTCGTTTGAATACGCCAACCCTGGATCAGATATCGCAGGGGCGATCAGCTTTCTTGAGACGCAACTGTCAGGCTTCTTAACTGCTGAGGGCATTGACCCGAAGACGGTTAGTCTCAATGGAGAGTCTCAGCAATTCTCATCTGGTCTTGAAAGGCTCTTGTCACTCATTGATAAGTTTGCCGCCACAAGAAATGACTTCGATATATTTCAACATGCCGAAACTAAACTGTGGGAGCTTATAAAAATGTGGTCTGTCGTTCTAGCGAGTGCTGACAACATTAAGCCCGAGCTTAAGCTTGGCGCAATCAACATGGACTCTGAAGTCAATGTTAATTTTCATCAACCTGAAATGGTCATGAGTGCCGGCGACAAGTTGGACATGGCACAGAGAAAAATCGATCTAGGCATATCATCTGCAATTAGAGAAATCGAGTTAATGGAGAATGTCTCACGCGAAGATGCCGAGGCAAAATACAAGCAATATCAAATTGATCAAGGATTAGATTTTGGCGATAGCGGGCAAGATCAAACTGAGCAAGAGCGAAGTCAGTCAGAGCTTTAATCTTGATGAGATTTACGGGCGAAAGCCAACATCTCAAGAGGTTCAAAACTTTATAGAGCTGGCAAAAGAGCGCATCATTGAACGCTCTCAGTCTGGCGTGGACTTAAACAATGAAAAGTTTAAGCGATACTCTGAGGATTATGCTGACTTTAAGGGAGTCTCTCGCTCTGATGTTGACATGACTTTGCTTGGCGATATGTTGCTGTCAGTAAATGGAGACGCTACGCGAAACGGTGTGAAGATGTCTATCGACGGCGACGAGGCACCAAAGGCATTTGGACACATGACGGGATTTAAGGGGCACCCAACAATTAAGAACGGCCCTAAGCGCGAGTTCTTTGGTTTAACTAATGATGAGGCTGAGTTAATCGCCGAGGCAGTACAAGAGCAAACGACATCATTCTTTGATCAAATCGACATAGCTTCAATCGTGCGCAACATAGGCTTGGTGGTCGATGACAACTAAGATAAAGATCACGGGATTAGATGTGGCGCTAAAATCAACCAGGCTGAAAATTGGTCGCGCAATTGCGAAGGGTAATTTCGCTGGCGAGATGCGTGAGCAGATGATTGAAGAGGTTAGGCGTAATGGCTTAGGTGATCCACTCGCTCCCTCAACCATTGAGACCAGGCGATATCTGGCGCAACATAATACGACTGACAAGGCATACAGCGCCAGCAAGGCAAACCTAACATTCACGGGCGCTCTGCTTAATGCAATGACTGTCAAGTTTTTGACCTCAAGGCTTTCATTCATAATCGACGCCTCAACGAGAAAGCACAAGCGATACAAGAAAGGATCAAAGCAGACGATATCCCACAGAGAGATATTTGATGCCCTTGAGAAGCAAGGAAAGAATCGGTCACTCTCCGAGCTATTCAAAAGGTCAAGATTCTTAAGCAACCTCACCACTCGACTAAAGAAAACCATTCTCGATAATTACGAGAATTGACATAACACATAAAGGAGTATGAAAATGGAATCATCGGACAAGAATCTAGTAGATTCAAGCACTGACACCAGTGGTGAAAGTGAAACTAAGGGAACGGTAGCATACGACTCTTATCGTAAATCTGTTGCGGCAGAGAAAACGGCAAGGAAACGTGCGCAGGATCTTGAGGCTGAGCTTGAATCTATTCGCCAAAAAGAGCTGGAAGATAAAGGTAATTATCAACAGCTCGTCGAACAGTATAAGAGCAAAAATCAAGAGCTAGAATCATCCCTTAAAAAAGAGCGTGAGAATTATGCCTGGAACACCGTGACAAGTGCCATTCGCCTAGAGGCGCAAAAGGCAGGATGCACAAGCCCAGACAAATTGATCAAGCTCCTGGATAAGTCCGATTTTGAGATGCTTCAAGCTGAAAATGGTTCAATCAACCAGAAATCACTTGAGTCTCTCATTGCAAAGGCAAGAAAAGAAAACGAACAACCTCTATTCTCAATGGGAAGCGTAAAGTTTAACAACGTAACGCCAAAGAGCGAGATAAAGAACGAAACAAGAAAGTCACCCTCAGAAATGAGCAGGGAAGAAATAGAAAAAGAACTTCTAACTAGATTTAGAAAGTAATAACAGGAGAAAGTCATGGCCGACGTAATCACAGAAAACAATGAGATTGGCAACACTAAGCAAGAGCTTATTGCCAGCCTAGTTCAAAGAGAGCTAGCGTTCAACGCGAAACTTGCACCATACTTCACAGACCTATCAGTCTTTGCAGTACCAGGCGCGAAATCAATCAGCTTTCCTAAGCTAACATCATTCACGGTTCAAGATCGCTCAGAGGGGCAAAAAGGAGACGCGCAAGCTCTTACTTCTAGTCTCGATCAACTTGATCTTGATATCAACGCCTATGTTTCTTGGATCGTCGATGCGATGACTAAAAAGCAAGCAAATATCAACGTGGAAATGGAGTTCGCAAAGCGAGCGGCATCTGCTCACGGTAGATATGTTGATTCAAAAATCATTGAACTAGGTCTTAGAACTGGCGCTTATAACTTCCAAAACGTGGGCGCTGACTCAGATGTAAGTTATGCAAATCTACTAGACATGTTTGAAAAGTACATGACTAATGACGGTCTTCAAGAGCAAGGCGCTTGGATATTCTCTGTGGCTCAACACACGGCCGCTATGAATCTAACAGAGCTTAAGCAACTTGATACGTTTGGTGAGCCGGTTGTACGCAATGGCGTTATCCAACAAATCATGGGAATGCCAGTTATTATCCACAATGGTCTTGCATCAAAAGAACTATTTCTCGCAGGCAATGAGTCTGTTGGTTATGGCTTTCAATCAGGCCCGGCAATGGATGAGCAAAAGGCTATCGGTTACGGTGTAGGCGCGACTCAGGTTGCTGTAGATCAACTCTTTGGTGTCAAACCAATGCAAACTGGCGAGAAGTCGGCTGCTGCTGGTAAGTCGCCATTGATCTTAGGTCTTAACGACTAATTAACGGGGCTCCGGCCCCATTTAACTTTGGAGAATGAAATGGGATATCCTCTATATGAAAAAGTAGATGTTGCTTATGAGTACGACTTTGCCGTTGACGGTGGAGCGGTTAGCTCAATTGAACTAAGAAAAGTTGGGGCCAACGGTTTACTCTCTGGGCTTTCAATTGTTAAGGCCCACCTTATTGTTGAGACTGCGATCGTGTCTGCATCTGGTACCGCTACAATTGGAGATGCCTCAGACGATGACGGTTACTTTCTCGATCTAGTAGCAACTGCTGCCGGTGCATACTCTTCAATGAGTGCCCTAGGTGGAGCTCTTCTTAGATCATCAGCGACAAGCATCGAGGGTGAAGTTGAGCAGAAGCTATCTGCTGACGTTACACCAGAGCTCGTTATTTCTACGGGTGCCGTTACTGCTGGAAAGTTTAAAATTGTATTTGAGTGCGTTAGAGCATAATTAATCGCCCCTCTTCGGAGGGGCTTTTACTATGAAAGTAAATCACACTCCTAACTTTTTAAAGAGCAAAACAGAGATGGGCCTTAAGCGCCTTATGTTGCAAAACAACATTAAGAGAAAGGCTTGGCATCGCTACGATATAATTTGGAATGGTAAGGAGTACGTTGCTTGGTACTACATAGACATCACAGACATGAGCAACATGGCAGAGGTTATAGATGACACTGTCAAGGTCTAACTTAGATAGAGAGTATCAAAGGTTTATAGAGACTGATGGTGGGACTGTTGCAGTCCGCACGGTTAACTCATGCTCGTCAGACATATCACTATTTGACACAACATCAAAAACAGTCATCTACACTGGTTCAGCACCACGAGGATCATTGACAAGTGAATCCGTTTGGACACTAACTAAGATAGACTTAACCACGCCAGTAATATCAATCAAAAAATCCGCAACCAATCAAGTGTGGGATAACAGAGATAGTGTGGACTATGAGTAGTTTAAAAATTGTAAAGCTATTAGATAACCCAGTAACACTATCCTTCACTGGTGGAATCAACGCCAAAGGTGAATATGTTGGAGCAACTGCATACGTCACAGGAGACTCAGTTTCTTACCTCGGCTCAAGTTATGTGGCAGTTCAGGCAACAACGGGAAATTTGCCATCAGACACTACATATTGGCAATTGCTCGCCGAGAAGGGCGAGCAGGGAATACAGGGTGAAATAGGCCCTCAAGGCCCCAGTGGTGACCCCGGCCCATCAATTCACTCAGGGCTAACTCTTGATGATGGAACAAATCCACACGGCACAACTAAGGCTGATGTCGGATTATCAAACGTAGACAACACAAGCGATCTTGATAAGCCAATATCAACGGCAACGCAAACAGCACTTGATTTAAAAGCAGAGCAATCCGAGATATTAGCAGCGAGAGCGGCTGCACCTAGCCTCAATGCTCGCATTTCAAACATTTCAAACTTTGCTTCGCCAAACGCATTTAATTATATATCGGGGCAATATTACGACAACTCTTTTCATGCTGGAAGTACTTCCACCAAATTTCTTAACACTAACCGAATGTATCTTTCACCTTTTTTTGTTTCAGGAAATGTCATCATAGATCAATTGGGAGTATCGGTTTCAACTGCCGGAGCTGCAACGTTACACATGGCTATTTATGAATCCAATGCATCCAATCACCCAACGACAAAAATCTGGACAAGTGAAAGCCTTACGCCCCTAGACTGCACTACCACAGGAGGGAAGTTTTTTGCGCTTTCCCCTAATTTTACCTTTCAAGCCGGAAAATATTACTGGATAGCGATACATTCATCTGGATCGGCTACGGTCAGAGCTGCTAACGCTAATTCATCGGTAAACCTTGGCTTAATCAATCTTTCTGGGGCTAGCTTTTATACAATTCTTCAAAAGGTTATCCCATTCGTGGATGGAATGCCTGATCCAATCGGATTCTTCGTAAGCGATAGAGTAGTAGGTACTGTTCCTTCAACAAGGATGAGAATTGCATGATAATAGAAAAAATAGAGGTCACTGGCCCAAATGGAGTAGAAGTCAGAGAGATACAAGTCCCTAGTGTTGTTCCTGAGCAGGTCACTCCTAGGCAGATTAAGCTTGCCTTATTGCGATCGGGGTACAATCTTTCGACAATTGAATCTTTTATCTTATCACTTAGCGAGCCACAAGCATCAGAAGTTCTAATTTGGTGGAATGAGGCAACTACGTTCGATAGGAGTAATTCTGTTTTAAATGAGGTTGCTCCTCAAATGGGTTTTACAGAGAAAGAGTTAGATGAACTTTTTATTTTCGCGAGTGCGTTGTAAAGAAAAATAGAAGCCCTTGCTGTCCCCTTAAAAAGGATGAAATTAAGTGATATTTCCACAGATAAGAACAGAGAAGATTGTCCAGGTTAATGATAGAACTCGCATCAATTGCATTGAGTCTTTTGTTAGTCCTGACGAGGCAGATATTACTCTGGTTGAAATTCAGCCCATTACTGGCGGCGACTTCATTGATGTAACTAGCACTCTCTACCTCGACTGGGTTTACACGGCCGCCGAGAGCGTTACTGCTACGGTGAGAATTACAACAGACTCCACACCCGTCACGGCAACAAAGACATTTACAATTATCTCGGTTGCTGATGATCTTTTATTTTCAGACGACGAGGACATACTTACACATGAGGGCGATATTTACCGCTTTCTCAGATTGGGGCGATCATCATTTATTGATATGCACCGCCTTGCGCAAGAGCTAATCCTTGAGGACTTAGCCAAGCGAAACATCACCAATTGGGATGGCACCAAGATTGAAAAGACAAACATCTTTGATCTTGACGAGGTTAAAGAGTGGTCTAAGTTTTTAACCCTCTCATTGATCTTTAAATCAACTGAGAACGAGGTTAACGACTTCTTTATGATCAAGTCCAACGACTATAAAAAACAGGCTGAGATGGCCGCTAATCGCGCCACAATCAAACTGGATAAGGACGTTGATGGCGTAGTTGACTCAAGTCCCGACCTTGTAAGCGGGAGACTAATAAGACGATGATCACTGACACAAGAACCTACATTAAAGCCCGCATTGCATCAGTAAACCAAGACTATAAAGAAATCGATGATCCGATTGGTGACGACGATCTATCGAGAGCTCAACTAGATACACGTTATAAAATACTTTTTGCTGATCTCGGTGCCAACTACACCGGCAACTCTTACTTTGATGAGGTGCCATTCTCAGTCGAGCTATACAAGAAGGCAGGCAAAGAGGTCACAGCTCAATTTGACTCAATATATGAGACGGCGATTCTAATCAAAAACGCAATCATTAACCCATTTCAAGTAAAAAACCAAGAAGGCTTCACAGACATTATCGTTAGCTCGATTGTGCCCGAGTCACTTCAGACAAATGACAAGACGTTTAAAGTAACTATAAACTTAACAGTGAGACACGATTTCACTTTCACGGAGTAGAGAGATGACAACAACAACAACAAGAAGAGAGATTTATTTAGAGGCCGCCAGCGTACGATGGGGTAAGGCTCACTGTAGAAGCCTTTTATTTCCCGCTAACACGGCAAACGTACTGGCCGGGCTCTATCTTCCAATTAATTACATGAATGCCGATCTAGTTGAAGTTAATGGATATGTTTGGTTTAATGATTCGGTAGAGACTGACCCAGCGCCAGCAGGACTAACACTAATCACCCCCATTGACGTTGTTAGTGGCGATACCGCTGCCGTAGTTGCCGCATCTTTTCAAGCTGCAATCGATGCAATTGATCCAAAGGTTGTGAAAGTTCTTAGTGTTACAAGTGCAACAGCAGTCCTAGAAAATAAATACATTGGCGCAATTACCGCCGAGACTGATCCTGATACAACAGGCGTAACCAATACTACTCTGGTCACTGGTGTTGGACTTGACCTTGGTGACACTGCAGAGGGCATCGAGTTAGCCATGGAAGTTTCAACAACTGACATCAATTCAAATCAAAAAGGTGGTTTGGTGCTTGACTCGATATACCAGGGATCGTCTGCCTCAGTATCAATGTCTTTACTTGAGCTTAACAAAGAGAGATTTG